AGGACTCGAAGGTGAACCAAACACAATACGATGGCCAGAAGGTGCCGATGGATCCGGCACCTTCCAACAATCAATAGGATGATAACAAGCCATTAAATTCTAAATCCGCCGCGCATAGGGCGAGCACGAAGGTTCCTTTTCTTAATATTGACAGCACCTCGAGTAAAAATCTTACGAGACTTCCGTTTACTAAGTTTACGACGTTTCACGTGAAACACTCCTTTCTACTTAAAAGCCGAAAGCGGCATCCATTTAAGCAACTCACCCAGAGACGTACCGAACCTATGCGCCGGACCAGTTTTAATATCCTGTACGGATTCCTCCTGCTCATTCAAAAGCTTAATCTTAATAGATTCTTGTGCAATCCGCTTGGAATCCTCATCAAGATTGCCAGCTCGGGCCATATTTTCAGCAGTTTCAGAAGAGATCTGGTCAATCTGATACGGCGTCAACTGGTCAATACGCCACGCTTCAGCATAGTTACGAGCCATAACAGCAGAAGAAGCACCAGCGGCGGCCTCATTAGCTTCCGATCGGGTATTTAGCTCATTGACAGAAGCATCAGTGATACGGATAGAGTTCTCAATATCTTGCAAAATTTTTTGAATGTTAGCATTAGCGACATCAACTTGAACCTTCCACAACTGTGTCTGTGCTTTAGCCTGTTCAGTCATAGCCCAAATATTCTGGCGTTGCAAAGGAATAAGAGAGGTCAAACCTTTGGTATTAGCGGTCTGCGCCTGCTTCAGTGCAGTATCAGCGACAACATTTTGAGCCTCAGCCTTCGTCTTAACAATATTGGCATCAATCGCAGCATTCTGCGCTTCAAGATTTTTCGCCTGTTGAGCAGCCATAAAACCACTATTGGCGGACGAACCTATATTTTCATAAGAACCGCCGCTAGAAGCACCAAAAGTAGAATTGCCACTATTAGCGGAAAGAATCGGATTGAGACCAGCAGCGCGAAGATCTGCTACCTCGATCTGATGTTGTTTGTAAAGCTGATCATGAGCCAACTCATAATTAGCATTGAATTGTTTTTGCTGTTGCTTATTCGCTAAGACACCACCTAGCAAGCTAGTACCAGCACCAAGGATAGCACCGCCAAATTTACTAAGAAAACCCATAATAGATCACCTCACTTTAGAAGTGATCAACAAGTCCAGGCACGCCGTAGACAGGCATTGGGCGCGCACACTTCATTTCGACATAACTGTCAATGATAAATTGCGGCTCATTCTGAACAGCCAAAATGCGAGAAACTGGAGGGTCATCCTGAATAAACTGTGCAGAAAGTGTAGGGAGACTATCAAACTTTTGCGAAAGATGCCAAACGTCCAAACTCTGAGGATCCGTAGATCTTAATTTACCTGTAATCATAGACGGAAAATATCTGTATTCGGCGTACCGCTCCTGATACCCGAAAACGTCGTCATCTGCACTCGTACCCTGTGCATAGATTTCCTTATTCAAAATAGCCTGCTCGCCAAGATGAGCTAATACAGGCCAATAGAAATCGAAGCGCGTGCGACGGCTGAACATACGCGGAATGCCCTGTTGATACGTGAGATCGGCGCGGACGTTCAAGAGGCCGATAACAAGGCCATGCTCAACAAAAGATTTCGTGAATCCATGCTTCGCGGAAGTACTGGAAGCAAGACCGTAAGCAGCAAGGTTACCCTGCGGCGTTTCTGCACCAGTGGAACCAGTAGCCGAATTCTGGACGACAGGATTGATAATAACCGGGCTTTCAGATCCACCAAGATATTCCGGACGCTGAAGGCGACTATCCGGGGAAATAACGCCAAAATGAGAGCGGAGGATTTCCGTATAACGTGTACCACCTCGAGCATCGCGTTCATAAAGTTTTTGAAGCTGAAACGCCTGACGAAGAGAATTAATAGTAGCGGCAGTAACCGAAGAAAGATCTGCATACATCGGGCCATTAGTAGCACCAGCACCCGAATATGGAGTATTCAAAAAAGTACGATCATCATAATTGCCGGAACGGAAAAGAGCAAGATTAGAATTAGTAACCGTTGACTTAACCGTAGGCTGAAAATGAGTAGAATCAAAAGTACCACCATCAACCGTAACGGGAGCATTGCCGGAAAGTGGAAGCTCGACGCCAGGGCCTTTTTGCGGCCACGGAAGAGCACTGGTAAAATAATCATGACGCTTGCCACGCCTCAGAAGCCGATGCGAACCGATAAAGCCAGCATCACCGAGACCGACATCATCCAAGCCGGAAGCCGTCGAAATCTCAGCATAAGAAGACAGGTTGAGCGGATTCTGGAGATTTTCGTCTCGGAACCATTCATTCCAGATCAACGCATAAGCGCGGGCGGCGAGTTCGTTTGCTTTAATACCATTAACGCCAGTAGGGAGACCAAAATAATCTTCCAAGGAACCAACAGGAAAGCCACCTTCAGCAGGAGCCGAAGTCTGCGGCACCAAATAATCTGTAGACGCTCCCGGATAATCCTGCTGGCCGTTAAACTGTTCCCAATGCTTCCAAAGTAATCTATAGGGGACGAAAAAATAAAACGTATCCAAAAACAAATTATCCATGGTCGGAACAATGGGGGTAGAAAGACGAGCCAAGAAATTAAATTTTACCTTATACGAATCGCCCGGCAAAACTTCATCGACCAAAAATGGGATAAGGTAGCCGCTATCAAATGTACTTTTCCATCCGTGACTTCTATCAAAGACCGAACGCGAAATCTGCGCCTTCGGAATCTGTGAAAAAAGATGTTTCATTACACTTTTCATAATATCAACCTTTCATATTACATGTAAATGACCGCCCTAACCTCTAGGAGGAACAGGCTGTATCATTCACATTTTGTGACTAAATGTAAAGAGTAAACCGTTTAGCGGTGTCACTCCGGCCTATTACATCAAGTAGGTAATAGGCCGGCGTCGTTTTACCGCTCGTCAAATGTCAAGTACTTACTTTTTCACTTCCACTTTCAGAAGCTCCGGCAGGTACTTCATGAGTACTGTTAGGACGTTTGTCAATAATTCCAAGAGTAACGGCTTCAGCATATTCTTCACTTCCTTCCTTGAGAGACTGAACAAATCGGAAATATGCGGCAGGATCATTTCCAAAACGTTCGCGAATTTTCGATGAGAGAGAGTTAAACGCATTATTTGCCGCAACTATGACATTCTGTGCAGTCTGATAATCAGGCATGTCAGAAAAGTCACCAAATTCAGGAGTGCGAGATACAGGCACAGTAGGATCAACAAGAACACCAGTATTTTCGTAGCGCGCTATAATACAATTAATGTCAGCGTCATCCCGAAATGACTGAAGCGTGGCAGAAGGATCCGTGAAAGTAATACCTGGCTTAGAGCCAGTAACACTATAGCGAGAAGCAAATTTCATAATTCATCCTTTCCGCGAAAGATCTTCGCTACAAGTATCAAACAAAGAGATAGGTTTTAATTGCCTATCATTATCATAAACAAAATATGCACCACATGTCAAACAAACAGAGTGAGAGTCGTCAAGGAAATACAAAACGCGTTGACAATACTCACAACGATGGAAACCATCAAATAAGAAACGATTAAAAATATCAAAGCCTTTAGACATGACATGTAATCACCTAACCTTTCAAAGTAAAGCTACGCTTTATCTGAGGCTGGCCGCCTCAGGCTCTGCGCTGATAATGGGGGGAACCTCGCGAACGTCAAAAATAGTTAAAACACAAGCGCAAAAATCAGGTAAACCGCGCGATTCCCCCCCATACCCCTAGGGGCTGAAAAGGGAAAAAGAAAACCACCAGTACCGGAGGAAGGCACTGGTGGCCGTCCGGCGCACTCACAAACCGGACAAAAGGAGAAACCTACTCGCCCGACTGGGCAACGGTCGGGCGCGGAATTTTGAAAATGTCGAAAAGCTCATCAACGGAGCAAATCAGACGCGGCGGATAATCAGTTTTAAGCGTCATGTGCTCATCATCAAGGGCACAAAGTTCATAAATATCAAAATCTTCAGGATACAACGCGAACATTGCATCAGAACGGAGAAAAACAGTAGCGAACCAGCGCTCAAACTCTTCGATGCCAGAAGCTTCCTTGACAAGGGCACAAGAGCCAGTCTTACGGTCAAAGATAGAATAAATAATTTTCATGATAGGTCTCCTTCGAGCGGTCTAATAAGTTTTTTAGCAACCTCAATCTGATGTTGCTCCTTCTGGAGTAAGCGGGTGACCGTCTCAGTTTTAACCGCTTTCTTCCGCCTTTCCTTAAGTATATCATACCTTTCGGAATCCGTCAAATGCAAAAAATCATCATAATAAGATGGTGGCCTAGTAATCATACCATCAGGCAAAACGACCTTATCATAATTGTAAACATCATTGTAATATTTAACAATCCAATCATGGGCTATGCCTGGGCGACGGCTCATAGTGATAAATTCAGGCGTACGACCATTATAATGCGCGGGCGCATCCTTGCCATAGACCTTTTTTGTCACGTAGCGGGCTACATAAGCACAGCTATTAAAAGTAACATTACCAATAGTATGGAACCCAAAAGGCCAAAGAGAAAACAAAAAGTCAGAGATAAAAAGCGGCCCATAAGGTGTAGACCGCAATAACTGTCTATCATCAGCAAAATCATAGCCAAAAATAATGAGATGATAATGAGGACGCAAATTTTTGTCACCGTACTCACCACACGCAAAGAAACGAATCTTGATATTCTGATAACTCAGAGCCTTGCGAAGGCGCTTAAGGAAAAGCTGAACATCACGAACATTGACAGAGTTAGACTCCGGGAGGTGCTGATCATCAAAGGTAAGCGTTAAAAAACAATTACGGTCATGCAAAGAAGCCTCATGGACGCATCTGACTGCCCATTGTCTGGAATGCGCCAAACGACAACCAATACACCGGCCGCAAGGAATCGTACAAGGTTCAGCACCTCGAGCTGGAGGACTCGAAGGTGAACCAAACACAATACGATGGCCAGAAGGTGCCGATGGATCCGGCACCTTCCAACAATCAATAGGATGATAACAAGCCATTAAATTCTAAATCCGCCGCGCATAGGGC